CCCCTGGTCAGAGCTCGGCAAACGTGCCGAACCTTTCAGGACCATCATCGATCTGCTACCCGCAAACTGTGTGATCGTAGAAACCGGCACCGTACGCAAAGAACACAACTGGTGTGGTGACGGGCAATCCACTGTGGTTTGGGATCAGGTCGCCAGAGTTCTTGCCGGCCATGTCACCACGATCGACATTGACCCGGTCGGTGCCGAACTAGTTGACCATCTCGGGTTGACATGCACGACAGCGATCACCGCTGACTCACTGGTCACATTGCGCAAACTGTCAGCCCCTGTGGCGTTGTTGTACCTAGACAGCTTTGACATCAATTTCGCTGAGCCCGAACCGGCACAGCAACATCACCTGCGTGAGATCGCAGCAGCCTGGCACCTGGTGCGCCCCGGTTCGATTGTCGCAGTTGACGACAACCTGCCGCATGCCGGCAAGGGTCGACTGGTCGCAGAGTTCCTCGAGGCACGTGGTGCCGTGCGCATCGTTGACGCGTACGTTCAAGCATGGAGAATCTGAATGGCAATCACTAACGGATACTGCACGCTTGATCAGCTCAAGGCTGTGCTGCGCGTGAACGACACTGTCGATGATGTGCTGTTTGAGACACGCATCGAAGAGGCGTCACGTGTCATCGATGACTACTGCAACCGCCGGTTCTACGCTGACAGCACCGCAACCGCACGCATCTTTGTTGCCGCTGAATCAACCACTGTGGTGGTTGATGACATAAGCAGCACCAGCGGTTTGGTTGTGAAGACTGACAGTGCCGGCGACGGAACCTATGCGACGACACTCGGTGCCGCCGACTTCCAGTCCGAACCTTTGAACGCTGTGTCAAGGGGTGTGCCGATCACAATGATTCGCACCACGAACAGCGGCTACCTGCCAACTGCAGCTGCACCAGCTGGTGTGCAGGTCACCGCCAAGTGGGGCTGGCCGGCTGTGCCCGAACCAGTCCAATCGGCTTGCGTGATCTTGGCCGGTCGACTCGTCAAGCGTGGTGATTCGCTGCTCGGTGTTGCCGGCTTCGGTGACCTCGGTGCGATCACGGTCCGTTCGATCGACCCTGATGTTCAGCGCATGCTGGCCCCGTACCGGGTGCTGGTGGTGGCCTGATGGCCGGCACCGCCCTAGACATCCAAGACAAACTTGCTGAGGCTTTGCAGGTCATCCCTGGGTTGCGGGTCGCTGATCATCTTCCTGAGCAGATCAACCCGCCGGTCGCTGTGATTCAGGTACAGACGGTGACGTATCACCGGGCGATGCGTGGCGGTCTGTCGACCTTTGAGTATGTGGTCAGTGTGGTTGCCGGTCGGTTAGGTGATCGCACAGCGCAACGCACCCTTGATGCGTGGATGTCTTGGGATGGTGCGTACTCGGTGCGTGCCGCGCTTGAGGATGACCAGACCCTGTCGGGTGTTGCTCAGTCAGTGAAAGTCAACGACATGCTCGCTGTGCGCCCTGTGTCATTGGGTGACGCACCGTATCTGTCTGTCGAGTTCAACGTCTACGTCAACGCATAGGAGCGAATCATGGCGTCATACAAGATCATCGGACCCTGTCGGGTCTGTGAGCGTCAGCCAGGGGAAACCCTGACCGACAAAGACCTTGCGATTGCGGGGGTCGATGTTGACCACCTGATCGCATCGGGTCACCTTGAAGAAACATCAACCAAGCGCAACGGCACCGCTGTTGCTGACACCCCGGAGGAAGAAGCCTAATGGCTATCGTCGTCACTAACGCAGTAGTCACCATCGGTGGCGTGGATCTTTCCTCGCACATCACAAAGGTGACCCTGTCCACATCAGTCAACGAGCTCGAGACCACCACGTTCGGCAACACCGCCAAGCGTCGCGTCGCTGGGCTTCGTGACTCCACTGTCGCTATCGACTTCAACCAGGACTTCGCTTCCGCTCAGGTTGAAGCGACCCTGTACCCGCTGGTGGGTTCCACTACCGCTATCGTCGTGAAGCCGAACGGAACTGCCACGTCAGCCACGAACCCGAGCTACACGTTCAACGCGCTGATCACCGAATGGATGCCTCTCGATGCTCAGGTCGGCGAGCTCGCCAGCGCATCGGTGACGTTCCCTGTTGACGGCACTATCACGAAGGCCACTGCCTGATGGCGGGGATCATGCGTCTACGGGTCACCGAAACAGACGGTGGTTCGTATGATCTCAACATCGGCCCGAAGGCCATCGTGGAAGTTGAGCGTCATTTCAAGAAGTCAATGGCGCAGCTGTTCAACGCAGACAACGCAAGCTACGAAGCGCTGTGTTATGTGGCATGGCGTGGTTCGCAGATTGCCGGCAAGATCGTCAAGCCATTCGATGAGTGGCTCGGCGAGATCGACGGCATCGAAGCAGTTGATGAGCAGGCGGTCCCTTTAGGGACAGCATGACGCTGCTGGTGGCCCAGGTTGCTGTGGCCACCAGCATCAGTCCTGTTGATCTGCTCGAGTGTCCACCGGAGATATTCAACGCAATGGTGCAGGTGCTCAAAGAACAGGCACGCGAAGCTGAGAAAGCACAAAGGCGGTAGGGGTCATGGCGAAGGTGTCACTGTCTGATGTTGCAGGCATGATGTCTAAGGCCCCGAACCCTAAGGATGCGATTCTGTTTGAGTCGTCGCTAAAGGGTTACAACGACTTCAAGAAACAACTGAAAGAGTTTGACCCTGAGTTGAAACGTGCGATGGATCGTGAGATTCGTCGCTATCTGAAACCGGTGATCACTGACGCCAAGTCGTTGGTGCCAGGGTTGCCGCTGTCAGGTTGGCGCACAGGTTCCGGGCGTGGTGCCAGCAATCAAAGTGGTGCACTGCCGAACTATGACCCCGACGCTATACGCAAAGGTGTTGTGTTACGGCAAGGGCAGAAACGGAAACGCAAACCCGGCGAAGCTGTGGTGTCAGCGTGGGAGCTCCGCAACATGGACGGTGCCGGCGCAGCGTTCGAAGGTGCCGGTCGGCGTGGTGGTCGCAGCGAACAGGGCCGGCGGTTCATCGCAGCCCTGACCCTGTATCACGGCAAGTTTCCTCGGTTGCTGTGGCGTGCGTGGGGTAACGCTGGTGGCGATCGGAAGATCAACGCTGACGTGCTTGCCATTGTGAAGTTGTATGAATCGAAGCTCGAACGTGGGCTCAACTCGGCAAAGGACTGATCGAACATGTCTGTGAACATCAACGTCCTGTCGACCTTCAATGATGCTGGCATCAAGAAGGCGCAAGCCGAGATGGGCAAGCTCAACAAGTCGGTCACCTCCGGCTTGTCAAGCGGCGTCAAAACTGCCGGCGCTATGGGTGCCGGCGTTCTCGGCGCGGCTGGCGTCGCCACTGCTGCAGTGTTCGCCATCGGTCAGACCTTCGATGGCGCCTACGACTCGATTCGGGCCAACACCGGCAAGACCGGCGCCGAGCTCGAGGCGCTGCAGGGTTCACTTCGCACCGTGGCCGGCACCACGGCCACATCGTTCGATGAGGCTGCGGGGGTTATCAGCACCCTCAACAGCAAGCTCGGCCTAAGCGGCAAGCCGCTTGAGGATGTCACCAAGAGTCTGATCGACCTATCGAGCCTGACCGGCACCGATCTCAATACCAACGTCGAGTCGGTGTCGAAGGCTTTCCAGAACTTTGGGGTCAGTGCCGCATATCAGGCGCCTGCGTTGGATGTTCTGTATCGGGCATCGCAGCAGTCGGGCGTGTCGGTGTCGGATCTGGCTAAGGCAATGGGCGACGCTGGTCCGGTTCTGCGTGCTGCCGGCATGGACTTCCAGACCTCGACAGCGTTCCTCGCATCACTCGGCAAGGCCGGCATCGACGCTGGCGATGTGATGCCCGCACTGCAGAAGGGACTGAAGGGTGCAGCCGACGCTGGCAAGGACGCCAACACCTACTTGAACGAGACGTTCGACGCGATCAAGAACGCACCGAACGACACCGCCGCTGCCGACAAAGCGTTCGAGGTGTTCGGCAAGTCGGGCGGCAAGATGGCCCAGCTGATCCGTGAAGGCAAGCTGTCCTACGACGATCTCAAGGCTTCGATCGCTGGGGGCGACACGATCTCGCAAGCGACGACTGACACCGAGGACTTCGGCGAGAAGTTCATCAAGCTGAAGAACCGTGTGATGATGGCGCTCGAGCCGTTCGCCTCGAAGCTGTTCGACAAGGTCGGTGAGATCATGGATGTGATTGGCCCGAAGGTTGACCAGGTCACTAAGTACTTCCAAGAGAACGAGAAGGTCACCAAGATCCTCGCCGCCATCATTGGCGGGGCAATGGTCATTGCGTTGATCGCAGTGAACGTGCAGCTGGTCCTGATGGCGATCAATGTGCTCGCTGCCACTTGGCCGATCCTGTTGATCATCGCTGCCATTGCGCTGATCGTTGTCGGCATCTGGTACCTGTGGAACAACATGGACACCTTCAAGGGCTGGTTCATTACCGCTTGGGAAGCCATCAAGGATGCGCTCAGTGCCGCATGGGACTGGATCAAGGGCGTGTTCGACAAGATGTGGGGCGGCATCCAGTGGCTGTGGGAGAAGTTCAACTGGCTGAAGGACAAGATCGGCGATCTGTTCATCAACATCGGCAACCTGATCATCGCCCCGTACAAGCTGGCGTTCAACACGATCGTGAGCATGTGGAACGGAACGGTCGGCAAGTTGTCGTTCACAGTTCCCAGCTGGGTGCCAGGTTTGGGTGGCAAGTCGTTCAGTGCGCCGACGCTCACCCAGTGGGCCCATGAGGGTGGCATCGTTAGCGGCATGCCAGGGGCGAACGTCCCGATGATGCTGCAGACCGGCGAGATGGTCCTGAGCCAGGACCAGCAGGCCATGCTTCTCGGTCGCATCAACGGCGGCGGCGGGAGCGGCAACGTCATCAACGTGAACGTGACCGTGGCTCCGACTGCCGACAAAGCCTCGATCGGGCAGGCTGTTGTTGAGTCGATCCGTGAGTATGAGCGCAGGTCAGGTTCGGGCTGGCGGGCAGCATGAGCGAGTTGCTGTTCGACGAAACTAGCTGCACAGTTGAGATCGGATTCAGCACCACCAGTGGTGCAAACACTGTGCCGTTCAACGCTTTGATCAGCGACATTGTGTGGACTGATGTGACCGCCTATGTGCGCGGGCTTAGCTTTCAGCGCGGTCGGTCCACCGAGCTCGAGCAGTTCCAGACCGGGTCCGCCTCAGTGGTTCTGTCGAACGCTGATCGCCGCTTCGATCCGCTGTATGCGTCATCGCCCTATGCGGGCGCTTTGACGCCGTTGCGCCCCATTCAAATCACCGTCTCGAACAAGGATGACTTCGGGTTCACGACGATCACACCAATGTTCTTCGGGTACATCGACGGCTGGCCGCAAACCTACGAGATGTTAGGTGACGCCACTGTCACAGTGAACGCCTCAGACATGTTCAAAGTGTTGAACAACCTGGTGCTGCCGGGCCTGTGGGGGTACACAATCGAAAATGAAGATCCGCTTGTGTGGCTTCGATTCAACGACGGAGACACAACCCGTCTGACTAACAGTGGATCTGATGGTTCAACCTGGTGGTGGAACGATGCCACCGTGTTCGGTGGGTTCACAAAGGTTCCCGGCAAGTCTGTCACCGGTCTACTGGTTGACGATTCTGATCAGGCCGGCGAGTTCACTGACAGCATCCAGGCTTATAGCGGGGCGTGGCGTGAACCGCTGTCTAGCGCTGACTATGCGTTCGAGTTTTGGATGCAATCGTCGCAGGGCGATTCAGAGTCATACGGGCTGCTCGCAATCGGCACCGGCAAAAATGCTGTGTGGGCACAGATGGCCACCTATCTCGGCTTCGGAGTTGTGCAGGTTTGCATTGGCAACCCGTCGTCATCGCCATCAAACTTTGATGTGTACACGTCAACAGTGCTGGTCAACGATGGCAAACCGCATCACGTGGTGATCAACTATGGAACAACCCCAGGTCTTTACGTTGATGGTGTAGCAGCGGCGAAGACCGCTGATGATCTTCCCACCGAGAACCTCGGGTTTCTCGCACAGACCGGTGTGATCGGTGGCTCTGGTTATTACACATCTACCTATCAGAACACTCGCACGTTCAACGGCACGGTCGATGAGTTTTTGATATGGGACGACAACCTGACTGCAGCGACGATCCGCGATCATTACGCGTTGGGCGTCGGGACTTTCGCTGAAGGTGAACGCACCGATGAGCGTGCCGACCGCATCCTTGATCTGGTCGGTTGGCCGACTGATAGCAGATCGTTCGGTGTTGGTCTGTCAACAATGCAAGGTGCTCACACACAGGGCAAGACCGCTTTAGCTGCGTTGCAAGAGATTGAAGCTGCCGAACAGGGCATGATGTTTGCTGGCACGTACGGCAACATCGAGTTTTTGACTCGCGATAACTTTGCGAAGTTGTCGATGATGGCAACGTTCGGGGATTCCGGCACTGAGCTCGGCTACCAGGACATCGTGATCGAACAATCCGATGCCGACATTGCTAATGCTGTAACGGTTTCTCGGAACAGCGGTGGCACCTTTGTTCGCAACGATTCCACGTCGCAAGGTCAGTACTTCCCGCGGTCCCTTGAGATCACCGACCTTGCTGTTGATGACGATGCGTTCTGTGAACAGTTGGCGATTGATTTGCTGCGCCGATACAAAGCACCGCAGACTCGTATCCGTTCCTTATCTGGAACAGTTAGAGGCAAAACCGGGTCACAGAGACAGGCTGTGCTTGACCTTATGATCGGCGACAAAGTCACTGTGCGACGACGTCCACAGTCGGTCGGTTCGATGATCTCGCAGGTGTTGCAAATCCAGTCGGTGAAGGGCGAGATCGGACCAGACAACATGGTTGTGTCGTTTGAACTTGCACCGGCACCGACACAGTTTTTTGTGTTGGACAGTTCGACTAACGGTGTGCTCGGCACATCTCGATTGGGGTTGTGATGGCTGGGTTCAAAAAGTGGAACACAAACGATGTGCTGACCGCATCGGACTTGAACACTTATGTGGGATCACAAGTTGTGTATCAGTTCGCGACTGTCGCTGATCGAGACACCGCCATCACAGGGGCAAACCTTGTTGAAGGCATGGTCGCTTACATCGGTTCCGGTGACAGTTCCGAAGGGCTCTACACTTACAACGGTTCGTCATGGCGCAGGGGTCCTGGGTGGAATGCACCCTGGGGTGTTCGGTCGGTCAAAACAGATACAACTGACCGGGTGCGCACAACCACGATGGCTGAGCTCACCACGAACCTGCGTACCACTGAGACGTACATTGCAAACCGTTATTTGCGGTTCACACTGATTGCTTCGCTGTCTGAAGCATCAGCTGGTGGTGGGTTCATTGCTGAGGTGTATGACAACACCGCTGCTGCAGTGGTTGCGCGTATCGCTGCATGTGACGAAACCGTTGATGACGCATACCAGGTGGCGCACAGTTGGATTGGGGTTTCGACCGCTAACGCTGTGTACACGATCCGCATGCAAGGTGTCACCCATTCCGTCAACGTGTTGGGGTCCACTGTTCAAGCAACGAAGTTCGTTGTCGAAGACATCGGTCCGAGTGGTGCACCGCTGTGAACCTAGACACCATCCCTTACGTTGCAGCCCGATATCAGTCGGGGGCGACTGGCACCCCGAAGCTGATCGTCATTCACTCAATGGAGTGCCCGTTAGAACCAGGGCGTGCACAACAGGTCGCACGCTGGTTTGCAGGACCAACATCACCGCGTGCGTCAGCGCATTACATGGTCGATCCTGATGCTGTGTGGTGTGGTGTGAAACCACCCGCTACCGCATGGCATGTTGGTCGCGCCAATCAGTACGGGGGCGGTGCTTCGATCGGCATTGAACAATCAGGGTATGCGTACAAAACTGACTGGCTTGCTGCAGGATGGCCACAACAGCAGCTCGATCGTGTCGTTGACCTAGTTGCCTCACTGTGTGACCGTTACGGAATACCGAGACAGTGGGTCGACGTAGACGGTTTGCGTGCCGGTCAACCTGGTATCAGCACCCACGGTCTGTGCACCATCGCAGGGCTCGGTACTGATCACACAGATCCCGGTCCGAACTGGCCGGTCCAAGAGTTCATGCGCCGCCTCACCGGTGCCAACAGGAAGAAGAAACAACTGATGCTGATGGTCACAAAGCAAGACGGTGGGATTCTGCAGTTCGGTTTCTTTGCCGGCCAACTGGTGCACAGGTGGCAACAGCGACCCAACGGCAACTGGAACGCGTGGGCGCCTTTGAATGATGGGCAACCGTTCGCCGCTGACGGTGTCACCGCAGCACAAAACAAAGACGGTCGGTTCGAGGTGTGCATTTGGAACAGCGAAACCAGCCAGGTTGCCTATCGCACACAGAACAGCAACGGCACCTGGCGTGCCTGGGTTGCGTGATGAGTCATGTTCGCTCAAGCAACCACGCAGGTTGTTGACACACCAGGGTTCGGGGTTGCCGAGTGGCTTGGCATCGCCACCGCTATCAGCGTTGTCCTTGCCGGCATTGTCGGGGCGATCGTGCAGCTGATCAAGTTGCG